TTTAACCTGAAGGAAGAGCAATAGCTTGCAAACTGTTAACAATTGGGATAACTTTTGTATCATCTGCTAACAATACAATCTTCAGCGCAAAATGTTTAAAGGTTCCATTCAATGGATAAGTGATGTTTCCTACAGTGTAAGAAAGATGTCCACTTGGCAAACCATTTGGTCCCAGATTTGGTGAAAATTGTAGATCAATAGGTGTTAATTGATCAGGTGAGTTAATATCATTCACCAAATTCATCTTAACCCATGGAAGATCCACAAAATTCTGAGTATCTGTAGCAGAAAGAACTTTGTAATAGACAACTACATCTGTTCCAGTTGGACGAATAGCTTCTAAGTAGACTCTCAAATCTCCTGAATCAAATCCATTAGCAAGAGTAATCTTACGAGTTACATATCTAGCAATTGCATTACCTCCAATCTTTCCATTTTCACCTGCCACTACAGCAGTTGCATTAGCTGGCGCGCCTGGTTCAGTAATGGTAATAGTTGGCGCAATGCTATATCCAGATCCTGGATTTGTAACAGTCACAAATGGAACAGCATTACCCTGAAGAACCATTACATTGGCTGTTGCTTGAGTTCCATCTGCAAGATCTGGAGCAGAAATAGTCACTACAATGTTTGATGCATTGATGTGATTTCCACCATTTGTTACAGTGATAGTTTCTTGATTAACTTGTCCACCATTAATCACATTTTGTGTAATAGTTGAGGTTAATACTTCACTGTTGAAAATTGGAGAAATATCAGGATCATTTGTTTGCATAGATACTTGAACTAACAAACTCTGATTGTTACCAGGAATGATCACACGTCTACGAGTGCTGTTCAAAGAAGAAACTTTCAAATCTTGACCAAATCCCCAAGGTTTATCTAGAACGATTTGTTGATAACTCGCTTCTTGAGCAAAAGTATTAGCCAAAGTAGTCAAAACCTTATAAGTCAATTGGCATTGTGGGAATGTCAAATCACTTGCATGTAGCAACAATTCATCATATGGAACCAATTCATTAATAGGATCCATATTGAATGTGAAACTGACCGGAGCAGTATCAAAGACAGCCTTATTGATCACAAACATCAAATCTTGGTTTTGATAAGGTGTCCAAGTTGAAGAATTCTGTGAACGGAAGAAAGAACCCACTGATGGCTGTTCAGAAATACGACGATTGTTATTTCCTGATGTTACATCTACTTGTCCAAGTTCGCTGATGTATACTTCATAATCGGGAGATTCGCTGTAGACAACAATTGCATATTCAGTAGATGGAGACAAATAAACAGGATCTTTGAATCTAAACTTTGTTGCGGTTTGATTGTTTCCAAACAAAGAACCAACATTTACAGAATCTGGTGTATCAGAAACCTTCACATCTGCATATTGAACAGTTGCTGTAGATACAATCTTTGTGGTTGGGAATCCATTTTCGGTCTGAACAATCTTTACTTGAACAGGGAATGGGGGAGAACTACCAGATGGTCTATTCTTAAACCACAAATCAATAGAAGAAACAAAGATTCCATAATTAGCCTTTGCACTCTTTGGAGGAGGAGTGAAGAAGGTCTGTGCAATAGGATTTACAGAGAATGTTCCTGATGGGGATACAATTACACCAGAACTGTTTCCATTTGCATAATACTGAGATGCAAGACCTGCATAAGTGGTGTTAGGACCAGCACTTGCTGTAGCAATAGATGGATTAGATACAGATCCACTAGAAGCTGGCGAAGAAGGACTTATAGGAGCAGCTGCAGGAGGAGGAGTCTGTGTTGGTTGTACTACAGGTGTTGTTGGAGAAGTTTGGCTAGAGGATCCTAGAAATCCTTGCGCAACATATTGTCCTGTAGCAATCATTGATGCATCAGGATCATCTACAATGGTTGAATCACTGACAGTAAATGTTTGGGTTCCAGTCAGGAACTTCACTGTTGCAGTTTCTGGAATATTAAACACACCAAACATGTGTCCAGAATCATCTACGATATTTTGTCCAATACTGTAATAACTATTACCCGTTGGATATGGAGAGAATGTGGTGTTTGTATATAAAGCATTTCCAGAAACACTCAAAATCAAACCTGCTTGTCCTAATCCTGTTTGTGCTGCAATGTAAACAATATTTCCTACAGCATCAGAAGGTACAGGACCAGTAACAATTACACAATTGGCATTTGGTGCCACGGTGCTTGCAACAATTCCATGACGAGATTCATATGTATTCACAAGGAATTTGTTAGCAACATTATCTAGAGATGAAACAATAGCATTGACTGGAAATGCGTTTCCTTGAACCAAAGAAGATGCTCTAACGGTCTTATCCGCACCTGATTTGTAAAGAGTTGCTGTAGTGTTTATAGAAGCATTAATATTCAATGTTCCTGTGATAGGAGCTAGAGCTAATACACCATCAGCATTATTCCAATAGAAAACCTTTGCTTCAAATGTTGGATTGCTTAGAGAACCATTTACTTGAGGAATCTGATAAACAATATCTCCTGGTGCATAATCACTTGCTCCGAGTGTATTTGCTCCAATAGCTGAGACATTTACAGTAATGTAATTTTCATTCAAGTAAATAGTATTGCTCATGGATGTTCCAATAACGGAAGCAAATCCATGTGTTGTATTACAATAGAATCTTTCTCCGGCTATAATTCCAGAAACCTTAGAAGTATTGGCATTGTCTGGAAGAATCTTAGAAGCTCTTTGTACAAAACGAGTTACATTCACATCACCAAAGAAAAATTGAGCTTTACGACCTGGACGTAGATTGTCGCATTTAAATTCAACTTCTCTTGCGCGCATGTATGGGATAACAGAAGTATCAACCGCACTTGCTCCCACACTTTGTGAAATTACAACATTATTTGCCATTCTCTTTACCTTTCAAATACTTAACGCTTTAATGTAACCGCAACTTTACCACCAGCTGGAAGTGCGATAGAACCACTTACATTTGGTGTCTTGATCAATGCGGCACTTGCTGCGGACCAATTCTTAGCGAAAGTTTCAGCTACTGATTGTGCAATTGGATACCAATTTCCATTTGGTAACAACAAACCATATCCAGTTGGTGTCTTACGAACTGTTACACAGACTCCTCCATAATATCCATGTCCTCCATATAGATAGGTGGATTGATAATAAACACCACTGTAAAAATATGTACCATAATTCAATCAACCATATCCAAATCCCCATGTATTGATTGGATAGCAATATACAGTATCTGTATTTTGTGCAGCCTGCTGTGGTGGTCCTGCAGGAGGTGGAGGAGATGGTTGTACTGTTGTAGTTGTAGTAGATGGTGTCAAATTAGCTCTGTTCAAATCTGTTGATACACCAACATTACTTGGTGGGACAGTAGGGCGTGGAGCTGGAGCTGGTGGCAACTCCACAGGTTTTTGTGGAGGAGAAATAATTTGAGGAACGATCTGATCAGAATACCATGCGTCTGCAGATGGTCTCAAATCTACATCACCTTTGAACTGTCCAAACGCATATGGTTGTACAGAAACAGAATGCGTTGCAGTATTTTGTACTACACAAGGAGTTTCTGTATAATTCAAAGAATATGTTCTGTCGTTAACCTTATATGGTCCTGTTGCAGAAGTGAACATGAACTCAATAGGAACAACTCTCTTGTAAGGATATAAAGCACCACTACCGATGTGACACAATAAATCAGGATTTTGATTATCAGCAACACTGAAATCATTGAAATTATCTACAATGATTCCATATTGCTCTTTAGGAGTTGCTCCATCTTGATATAGAACACTTTGCTTTGTAGCAGCTGCTTCTAATTGACTCAATGTTGCATAATATTCAAGTTGCGCAACACGATTATCTATAGAACCAATATCACGCATTGTGTAGCGCTTATTCTCAATATAAGACAAGTGAACATCTGATGCTTTAGCAGTGTAAGGAGGAATAGTGATAACATAGATGCTCATTGCATCTGGTGTATCAGAAGGAACTTGAGGCTGAACAGCTGGGGTTCCTTTCAACAACTTAAATTGTCTGTCCCTAGTTAATACAAGCTTATCTATTCTTGGTAGATAAAAATTATATGTCAAAGTCATAGCATGATCTGGTTGAGGTAATCTCAATCCAGTCAAATTAAAGCTCTGAACATTGGCAGAAGAACCAATGGTTCTAGTTGGACGGAAATCAATAGAATCTCTTAGAGAAACAACCCCAAAACGCTCAGATGAGTAATAAGGGATACTTCCATTTGCATAATCACTTCCACTATAAGAATCCGCACTGAAGAATCCCTTAGTAACATCATGAGAATAAAACTGCATCATCACTACAGTCTGACCTGCAGGAGGAGTTTGTCCATCCCTTAGGATGATAGAACCATGATCATAATAATTGTCACGTTGACCACTATCAAACAGATAACGTGATGTGATGTCAACTGCATTGGTAGTATTAGGTGCAAAACTTGCATTCCCTGAATCATAGATTTTAATGATCTGTAAAACATCAGGAATATATAAAGATTGCTTTACACCAGGAACTTTATTAATATCATTAGCATTAGTGAACCAAACAAAGCCGTTAGCAGCATCTATACGAACACTATTAGCATTAGCTGTACCAATTACAGCAGATCCGTTGGTTGGAACATCTGTAGCTAATAGAACAGTGTTAGCGGTATTTCCAACAAGAGTCTTACTACGACGGAAATTTACAGAAGCATTAGTATCTTCAACAGTTAACAACACATCACCAATGAAATTTCCTGTTGTAATAGTCTTAATGGTGACATGAGTAGAGTCTGTTTGATAAACACCATTACCTGCTGGATTTGATCCATGGTCGAAAATGACGACCTGACCATTACTCAAATTAGATGTTTGCTTATCACGAACAATTACTAAGAAGTTATTTCTTGCAATAGAATCAGTTAGATAAGAATTATTGAAACCAAATGTATATTGTTCATTACTATCTAATCCACTACCTGTACCAATAGTTGTATTACCAGAAGTAAAGGTCACAGAAGGGAGTGTCTTTCGGTTCATGAAAGACACATCGCTAAATGCATTTTGAGCAATGAAGCTTTGTGGCAACTCAAAATCTAATCTATTCAAATCAGAATTGAATATAATGGTATTTCCCAATACATCCTTACCTGAGATAGAAATATCCATACAAGGATATAAACCACTAGAAGAATTCTGTGTAGCAAAGACATTACCACTTCCAATGGTAGGAGTTGCAACAAGAGAATTTACATCCTTTACACCAAAATTCAAAGATAACAAAGATGATGTATCTATCAATTGAGTTGTAGCACGATCTAAAATTGCAATCTTGCTTGCAGAATTGTAAGAAACAATTGTTCTTACATCTCCAGAAGAATTGCCAGAAAGAATAGACAATTGAACATTGGCTATTGCATTTGGATAGGATGTAAAGTTAGTTGGAAGATTTACAGACAAAGTATTTGCTGAAACACTTGCAGCATTTACAACTATAGGCAGCAAATTCACATCCAACAAATAAACCAAGAAAGTTCCAGTTCCATCATATTCAATATCACGGACACGAGCAGTTCCTAACTTAGTATTTGCATATGCTTGAGCATTAGAAGTATTGATGTTAGCAGAAGGAACTAAATGTAAATCTAGTTGACCAAAGGAATCTGTACTAAAACCGATTACATTTCCAGAATTTAGATTAGCAACTGTTACATAGTTTCCAAATTCCATAGACAGATCATAATCTGTAGATGTATTAGTAGTTCTGGCTTTATCATTATTGATCTTTACAGAAGCGATAGTTTCAAACTCAAAACCATTTACATATGCTTTACCTGATCCGATATTCAAGATAAAGGAATTGGCATTTGATTGATCATCAATAGAGGATACAATAAATGGATTTACAGTAAAATTACCTTGAGAATCATAGGTACGACGTGCTAAAACATTCTCAATATTTCCTAGAATAGGATATTCTACTTGCTTAGTGACAACACCATTCTCGATTCTCAACAATTCAAAGAATTTACTATCATCTATAGAATCCAACAATCTCTTAGAAAGATTCAACTTATATTTGTAACGAGCTGCACCAGGAGCTTGATAATTGAAAGAACCTTGTGCAGGATCTAGAAGAGAAGAATCAGATGATTCATCAACGATAGTATCATCAATTTCTAGACCAATTCTGTAAGAAGGAGAAGAACTTAGAGAATCTAGAACAATGGTCTGTTGAGGGACGAATACGAAATATCCATCAACATAAAAGACACCTTCATTAATACTTGCAACAGAACCTTGATTGGTAGAATTTGCAGCAAGAAGAGTTGCAGTTTCTTGTGTTCCTGTGCTGATTTGGATAGTATCTCCATCCAAAAATTGATTACCACTCAAATACTTAACAACCAAAGCACCTGCTACAGTATTGCTTTCTAGAGTATCATCTGCTGCTACAACTACTGCACGAACTGTTGTAGGACCAACAGGATTGATGATCAATTTACCAGCAAAATCACTTAATGTAGAATTATTGCTAACTTGAAGTTGAATAGATTTTACGGTGTTGTCAAATGTGATATGACCACCTTGAACAGGAGATCCATCTTTGAATAAGAAATCCCCCAGATTTGCTATTTGACTTTGTAAAAGAGATTGAAGTTGAGTTACTTCCCTTGCTTGAACAGCATATCCTGGACGAAATAGAATCTGAACATAGTCCTTTTCAATAGCAGATTGTGCATCATCGAAATATGGAGCTGAATTCTGATAATTTGGCATTACAATCTACATCCTCAAAAACTAAAAATTGCCCTGACTTGTTCTGTCTGATCTGCACCACGAATTACTGGTAAAACATTATTCAGATACAAAACCTTTCCACTGAAAAGTTTTATGATAGGATCTGTTTTAATGAATGCTGTAACTGGAGATGTTTGTATTGTTCCAATTATTGGAGCTTGTGGTGTAAATGTTCCACTGATGTTATTTAGCCACAACACAGAATTTACATCATCCCAGAATACTACACTTCCCACAAAGGTTGCTGCAGCCAAAGAAACACCTTGATAGACAGTTTCATCAATATTGAAGAATTGACCAGAAGGTAGAGGCTGAGTAGAAACACTTGTAATGGTGCTATAATTAGCATTAGATGCTACATGGCCTGAAGTTAACAGAGGATCCTTCAAAATAGAAATTTGTCTATAATCGAAGATTCCAGTTCCAACAGAAGCACCTGTTGGAAGTGTCCCAGATTCTGTTCCTGATAACTCTACACTCAACATCACAGAA